GCGTTGGCGCGTGCTTCAAGTGGGCGGCAACTGGAATAATGGGCTGAATGCGGGTCTGTTTTACTTCAACGCGAACAACACGTCGTCGAACTCGAACTCGAACATCGGTGGTCGCATTTTAATCTTTACTTGGTCTATGGAACACGCACAATCCTTGCCTCTTGGCAAAAAACACTTCGATAAGAGGGCGGCTTAGTAGGTTAAATCTCGAAACGCCGTGAGAAGATTAAAAGGTTATGAAACGGGTAGGTTATCTATACGAAAAGATGTTAAATCTTGACCTCATAAAGCTGGCGATACATAAAGCCGCTCAGGGCAAGACTACAAAAGACTATATTGCAGTAGTCCTTAACGATATTGAAACCTACGCACAGAATATAAAGACTATGCTTGAAACGGGCGATGTGATATTGAGCCCTAACAAGCAAATCCCTCTATATGACCGCTCCTGCGAAAAGACGAGGATAATAACGGTACCAAAATTTTATCCCGACCAGATTATACATTGGGTGGTTATGCTCGTTGTGGAGCCCGTCATAACGAAAGGTATGTACCGATATTCCTGCGGTAGCGTACCGAGCAGGGGCGGTATGGAGGCAAAACGCTTTATAGAGCGTGTTATCAAGCAGGGCAAGGCTCGCTATGTCGCTAAGCTGGATATATCAAAGTTTTTTAACAATGTAAAGCCAGCAATCCTGATGTCGCTTTTCAGGCGCAAAATCAAAGACGAGAAATTTCTACGGTTGATAGAGAAAGTGTTGGAGAACGGCGGCGACTGCCTCCCGATAGGATATTACACCTCTCAATGGTTTAGCAATTTCTATTTAGAGAGATTCGACCATTTTGTGAAAGAGCAGTTAAAGGTGCAGGATTACATAAGGTTTGTTGACGATATGGTGTTATTCGGCACAAACAAACGAAAGCTCCGCAGGGCTGTTGAGGCAATGAACGAGTACCTGAAAACAAATCTCGGCTTAAAGCTGAAAGATAATTACCAGATATGGAAAATTCACAGCCGCCCGATAGACTTTGTGGGATTTCGTTTTTACAAGAACAAAACACTGCTCAGAAAGAAAATCTATTTCAGGTTATGCCGCCGCCTGAGAAATGTCAAAAAGGCGAACCACATAACCGTCAAGCAAGCTCAGGGGCTGTTATCGCTTACGGGCTGGCTAACTCACATTAACGGCTTAAAATTCTACAAGGAGCGAATTTACCCGATTGCTCCAAAGTGGAAATTAAAAAGCATAGTAAGTAAACACTCAAAAAAATTAAACGGAGGTATCAACGATGGCAAGGGTATTCAGCAAAGAAAAGTGGCTGCAATCGGCTAACAAGGACAGGGCAAAAGGTATTTTGACCCAACAGGAAATTGAGGACGCTCAGGAAATCTGGGTAAACGACCTCGACGGCAAGACCTATGAGGACATCAACGCAAATGGCGATGTATGCACCAGAGAGGATTGGTTTGTCGAAACGGGCGGCGGCGAAAACGAATAAGGAGCGCAGTATGAAAATGGAATACAAGCTCATTAAAGACTGTCTGAAAGGTTTTATTTTGACGAGGGAGCCCGAAACGGTAACAGACGAGCTGATTATATCGTTTACGGGTGCGCCTGCGTTCGCTACGGCGGTTTTTGAGAACGAGGACGGCAATTCTCTGTATAGGCTCCTGAAAGACGATACCTGCGCTATTCCTGCCGATTTTCTGAGGGGGCGTGTAAAGGTAACGGTTGCGGTGCTAAACGGCAAAGATAATGCGTCGAAATATGCCTGCGAGGGTATTTATGCTAAGCCCGTGCCGCCTGTCGGCGTTATCGTCTGTCCTGACGGTCTGGATATTGCACAGGAGCTCATATCCGCTCACAGTGAGATACAGGAGCTCAATAAGCGTCTGGCGGAGCTTAATAAGCGTTTCGATACGCTGGACGAAAAACTTGTAAAGCTACTCGATGGGTACGACTTTGAATAACAGGAGGCAAATTCTATGAGAACGAATAAATTACATATTACCATTTTGCTTGCAATATGCGTCTCGCTCAGCTTGATTGTATTATTGCTTTGCGGATTTACGACTAAGACCGCTAACGCCGAATCTGGCGACGATACGCAGGTTGTGGCAGTCTTAGCCGACAGCGGCGACGACGGGGCTGCAAAGCCCTCCGAAACGGCTCCTGAGGTGCCTGAGACTGTCTGGACGAGGATTGAGGAGTGGTTTTCTCATAACCTTGCAGAATTTCTGGGCTCAATAAATCTCGGGGCGGTTGCGGCGTGTATTGTTATGGTCGTTGTGGAGCACAAAGGGAATAAAAAAGCCGCCAAAATTACGGCGGATTCTCTCGGCGTAAATACGAACAGTAACAGCGAGGTCGTAAAGGCTGTAAACACTCTTATTAACGGGTATAATGAAACGCTGGATAAACTACACGCTATGGAGACTAAGGCGGAACAGCAGGAGCATATCAGCGCAGTGCTCGAAACCTCTACAAAGGCTATTCTTGAAATACTTGCTACGGTGTACGCAAACAACAAGAATATACCTCAGGCGGTAAAAGACCTCGTAAATATCAAGTATGTGCAGGCTCTGAAAGCGGAGCTGCCTGCGCCTGTTGAGACGGAGGATAAAGGCGATACAGAGGAGGCGTGATTATGAAAAATAAGACGAAAGGCAACATCATTAAATGGGTGTCAATCATATTCTGTGTTGCCGCTCCTCTTGCCGCCACTTTATCTCAATTTCCTGTATGGATAGCAACGAGCGACAAAGCAACCATTTCAGGTATAGTTTGCGTCCTGTTGTTTATATCCTGCCTGCCGTTTATTCGTGTGATTAAGGAAAAGCTGAAATCCCCTGCGGCGTGGCTGGTATGGACTATTCTCGCCGTCCTTACAATACTCTTGGCAAACATCATTTTCCAAATGCGTTTTGTGTGTATTGTCGGAGCTATCTCAAACGGGATAGGCGCACTCCTTTTTAAGTGGGCGGAGCACATATCGAATAAACCAGATAAATAATAACGGAGGTATTGGCTATGGCGGAGCCGATTAAGCCGATAGGCGAAAAAAAGGAAAATAAGCCCTCGATGGGTAATGTCGTCGAGGGTATGCACAACACTAAGAAAAAAATTGCAAGGGGCTTGCTCAACAATTCGGGTATATTTGTAGGCGTATTTCTCGTATTTGTTGTTGTGGTAGTGTTTACCACCGATATACAGCTCAGCTCGTTTGCGGATTGGACTAAGCTCGGTCTGGCGTTCTTTGTATTATTGTTTTGCTCGTATTCGATGTATATAAATTTTTCAGATACGGGTATGAGGGCAGGCAAGGAAAGCGACGCATACAAAAATACCCTGAACGACTACGACACGATAAAAAAGAAAATCATTACGGATAAGCAACAGGGGCGACTACTTGAATTTTGCAGGCACTTTATTACAGAGGAATTGCAAAGCACACGCCACGCCATCATAACCGATGTGGGGCTTGATTTTAAGCTCTATAAGGAAAAATATGTAGGTATGAGTAAAAAGGCTTTGCGGCAGGTTGCAGAGCTCACGGAGCCGCAGAGAAAGGCTATTATAAAAGCTAACAAGGTTAAACCTATTAAGCTCACGCCTGAAATGATTTTTAAGCGTGGCAGGGGCGCAGGACGCAGGGTGCCGCTCGGCACAAATCCGACTACGAAAAAAGGTACGGCGTTTGTTGTAAAGTTTGTCAAAATATCGGTAACGACGCTTTTAACGAGTATTATCGTTTTAGATGTCGTCGTAAATCCGTCTTGGGCGACCTTTGCAGCTTGCTGTCTAAAACTTATGCCTGTAATTCTAAACGGGTTTACGGGCTATAAGATGGGTTATGAGAATATCGTTTACGATACGGTCAACTATATGAGCGACCAGATAGACCTAATCCATCAGTTTCAGCAGTATGTGGCGGACAATCCAACGGCGGAGTGCCTTACGGCTCCTGAGAGCGTAGAGGACGCACCGCCTGAGGAAAATAATACGGCTCAGGACGAGGCTGTGTAGCATACATAACAGTAAAATAGGACGGGGTAAACCGCCCTATTTTTATGCTCTTTTTTACTATGCAAACGCTATGCAAATGCAATACACTTGCATAAGACTTGCAATGCAAAAGGTATGCAATAGTAATACAAAGCTATGCAAATATAAATCTAAATCAAAAGGGAAAGATAAAGAGAAAGGTAAATATAAAGTGAATATTAAAAATTAACGAGTCTAATCAAAAATCAAATCTAAAAATAAATTTTTAATATTCTGACTGACAGACTGACAGAACGTGCGTGCGCACACGAGAGAAAAGTTGATGTTTGTTGTTTTTTTATTTTTGAGGGTAGGGCGGCTTTTTAATAGTGGGGGATTGAAATTTTTTTGATGTTGTGCTATTATATTTTTACTTTCACTCAGGAGGACGGGTTTATGCGAGGTATGCGATACTCACCGAAAGAAAAAGAGAGGGCATTAAAATTGTGGCTCGTAGAGGGCTACGATATTCTCTGGGTCGCTAAAAAAACTAAGTGTACGGAGCGTAGTCTGTGGCGATGGAAAGCTCAGTATGACGGCACTCTGAAAAGCCTTGAAAACGGCTCCTGTGTTCCGCATACGCCGCATTTTAACGCACACACGCAAGAGGAGCGTAAGCACATCGTCGATATTTTTACGGAGAATCCTGACATTACTTATGCGGAGGCTTTGGGTATTCTGCGCCAGCGTTACGCTTACAGCAGGACTTACTACGGGCTGTATCGGTTTGTAGTCAAAAACGGTCTGCGCCCTCACGAGGAAATAAAAGTGCCCTATGTTCAGCAGCCGTATTTTACGCCTGAGATGTTAGGGCAGAAATGGCAGCTCGATGTCAAATATGTACCGAGAGAGTGCTATTTGGGCGAGCTGGCTTATGAGAAATTTTATCAGTACACGATAATTGACGAGGCGACAAGGGAGAGGTTTATTTACGCCTATAACGAGCACAGCGGCTGGTCAACGGTTGATTTTATTAAGAGAGCCATCGTTTACTTTGGGTATATGCCTCACACGATACAAACGGATAACGGCACCGAGTTTACTACGCCTGCAAACGCAAAAGAGGAGACAATGCACATAATGGATATTCTCCTGAATAAATTACGAATCCGCCATAAGCTGATTAAGCCGAGAACGCCGAGACATAACGGTAAGGTAGAACGTAGCCACCGCTCCGACCAAGAGGCTTTTTATAACCACCTGACTTTTTACACTCTGGACGAATTACAGGAAAAGATGGGGGCGTGGCTGAACAGATACAATGACCGCCCTCACTCGCAGCTCAGGAACAAAGAGGGTAAGAGGGTCTGGTACTCTCCTCGTCAAAAGAGGGCTGAGCTTTTGGAAATCCTGAAAGAGTGCAGGGGCGAATTTAGGGTAAGATTTATCAAGCCGAAAGCGGCTTAGAGAAAGCCTACAACAAATAGGCTCTTTGAAAGATAAGAGTCCTTTTTTGCTGTCCTGAAAGCCGAGAAAATGCGTTGTTGTCGGTCAAAAATGGCAATAGCCGCTAAAAATCTACCTCTCAGGCGGTCTTTGGGAGCCTAAAACTACCCGTGAAAAGAAATTTTTAAAAAAGTTAAGAAATTTTCTGAAAAATGCTTGACAAACATCACTTGTTATACTACAATAGACTTCGCAGATAAGGCGAGTCGATAATCTTTGAAATCCTTAAATGGACTTACCTTAGCTGGTAAGTCTATTTTTTTATTTTATCGGAGGTAAGGTATGAACAAAGAGCGCAGAAAGCAGTTAAACGAGATTGCTGAGCAAATCGGCTCATTAAAAGACCAATTAGAGTCTCTGAGAGACGAGGAGCAGGACTACTACGACAATATGCCTGAGAGCTTTCAGGGCGGAGAGAAAGGCGAGAGAGCGCGGACGGCTATCGACAGTATGGATAGTGCTTTGGATAGTCTGGACGACGCTTTGAGCAGTATCGACGAGGCAACAGAATAAAGGAGGAAACTATGGCTAAGAAAATCATTACAGCAAAAAAGGCAAATGTAAAAGACAGAATTTGCGTCAGTGCCTATGTAACGAAAGATATGCACGGTAAGATTTCTCAGATTGCAAAAAGCAGGGAGCTGGGAATAAGCGACATCGTGCGTGAGGCTGTGCGTGAGTACCTTGCAAAGCAAGAGACTCTGAAAGCGGAGGCGTAGGCGATGGACACGAAAACGGTCAATCAAATCAATCAAATAGACGCTAAGCGGCAGCTCGGCATACCACTCACTGCTGAGGAGGAGGCTCTGTTTGAGCTTTACGGCATACCTCGCATAATGCAGGTGCAGCCTGCCTCAACCAGCGATAGATTGGACGAGGTAAAGAGAAAAGCGGTATTCGTTGAGTATTATCTTTCTCCGCTTTTGAGGGCGGCAGACCTCAGCATTACGGACGCAAAATATAACTTTTACCCTGAGACTAACGAGGAGATTGTAACGGTAACATACAAAAACAGCTTTACTCGCAATGTCTATGTTACGGCGGATTCGTTCAGGGCGATTATTACCGATGTTATGGCGCAGGTTTAATGCGCAGATGTACAAAAATTTCAGGAGGTGCAGATATGCAAAAGTTGGTCGAACTGAAAAAGGTTGTCTATGCGGAGCTCGTTGAGAACGAGCAGGCACGACGCAACGATACGGAGCTGTTGTTGGGCGTTTTCAAACGCTTGGGTATCGACACTCGTCAATCGTTTGCAGAGTTGGCAAATAGCGGTAAGCTCAGACAGATGGAGAGCATTACCCGTTGCCGCCGCAAATTACAGCAGGAATATCCCGAATTGCGGATAGAGCCCGTTGCAAAGCTCAGGAACGAGCGACAGCAGGTATTCAAAGACTTTGCGAAAGCAAAGGCATAAGGCGGCTGTTATGGGCTACGAGGTTATCAAGCTGAGGCATAACTCTCCTGAGTGGTTGGCTTTCCGCAAAACGGGCATAGGGGCAAGCGAGGCGGCGGCTGTGTTGGGTTATTCAAACACGACATCAAATGTTGACCTCTGGGAGCAAAAGGTGGGGCTGCAAGAGCCGAAAAACCTTGACGACTTGGAGAGAGTGCAGTACGGCTTAAAAGCAGAAAAATACCGTGTAGGACTGTTTGCGTTGCAATACGCCGACAGATACAAGGTAAAGGTCAACAAGACGGTTGTTTACCGAAAGGACGGTTTTCAGTTTGCAAGTTTAGACGGCGAACTTACCGAAAAACCAAGTAAGCTGCTCGGCGTGTACGAGGGTAAAACCGTTGTAATTGATTCGGTGCAGGCGTGGGAACATTGGAGAGGGCAAATCCCTCAAAACTACTATATTCAAAACTTACACCAAATGCTGGTAACGAGGCGTAAGTTTGTAATTCTGGACGCTGAGTTTCGCTGGACGGAAAGAGACGAGGACGCTCAGGTAAAGACGGAGACAAAAAGATATTTGATATTGCAAAGCCCTGAGGTGCTTGCGGATATGAAATATCTGGACGAGGCAGAGCACGAATTTTGGGGCTATGTAAAGCGCAAAGAGCGTCCTGCACGGTTACTCCCTCAAATCTAAGAAATCAATTAAAATCGGAGGATATTTTTATGGCAAACGAATTAACACTAAGGCTGGAAACACCTATTGAAAAATTGGTGCCTGCTATGATTGCGTTTAACAACGCAGAGCTGATGGAGGGTGTTAAGGCAAGGCTCGTTGCTTATCAGGGCAAGACCTACGACGCAGATTCCATCGTTGAGGCAAGAGCGGACAGAGCGACCCTCAACAAGTTTTCTAAGGCTCTCAATGACGAGAGACTGAGAATTAAGAAAATTTATACTATGCCGTTAGACAAATTCACGAAAGAGATTAACGAGGTTATTGCTGTCGTGGATTCTGTTACGGCGACCATCGACGCACAGGTAAAGGTGTGGGAGACGGACTGCAAAGAGCGTAAACTTGCGGAAATCAAGGCGTATTTTGCAGAGGTTTTTCCTGCCGAGCTCAGTGCGTTTATTTCTTTCGAGAAAATTCAGCAGCTTGATTGGCTTAAAGCCAGCAAGAGTATGGCGGCGATTAAAAAAGAGATTACCGCTACAATCGAGAAAATCAAGGCGGAGCTTGCTACCATCGAGGCATTGGGCGGCGATACGGTTGCTATCAAGCAGAAATACTTTGAGGATTTAAGCCTCGCAAACGCCATCACGGAGCATAAGCGCATAGAGGCTGAAAAACAGCACATAGCGGCTCAGGAGGCGGCGATGGCGCAACGGGCGGCGGAGATTAAGAACGAGGCACCTGCGCCCGTTCCTGAGCCTGTGGCAGAGGAAAAGACTTATACGCTCGCCTTTAAGGTAACGGGTACGGCGGCGCAGCTCAACGCCCTCAAAGCGTTTATGACGGAAAACAAAATTAAATTTGAAAGAGCCTAACAGGAGGATATAAAAATGGCTATCAAAAATACTTTACAGAAAGCAAACAACGAGCAGGAGGGTAAGCTCACTATTTCGGGTTATCTCGGTCAGAATAAAATCAAGACTTGGATTAACGGTATGATAGGCTCGGAAAAAGAGGCGCAAAAATTTATTTCGTCCATCATTTCCGCCGTATCGACCACGCCTGCATTACAGGGTACACAGGAAAAGCCTACCGATATGAATACCATCGTATCTGCCGCATTGTTGGCAAACGCTCTGGATTTGAGCTTATCGCCTCAGCTCGGTTTGGCTTATATGGTACCGTTTGAGGACAATAAGAGAGGGCGCACGGTTGCGACTTTTATTCTCGGATATAAGGGCTATATACAGCTTGCAATCCGTTCGGGTAAGTACAGAAAAATCAATGTAATTGCCATCAAAGAGGGCGAGTTTGTAAGCTACAATCCGCTCACGGAGGAATTGGTTGTAAACCTCATTTCCGACGACGAGGAAAGAGAAAAGGCGGCGACTGTCGGCTACTATGCTTGTTTTGAGCTCGTCAACGGATTTACTAAGAGCCTGTATTGGAGCAAGAAAAAAATGCTCCTCCACGCCGATAAATTTTCTAAGGCGTTCAGCGTTGAGGCAAAGAAAGGTAAAAGCCCTATGTACGACAGAGTGTCTTACGCCGATTTTGAGGCAGGGAAAGTGCCTGAGGCGGAGATGTGGAAATACAGCTCATTCTGGTACAAAGATTTCGACGGTATGGCGTTCAAAACTATGCTCAGGCAGCTCATTTCTAAGTGGGGCATTATGTCGATTGATATGAGAGACGCATTTGAGAAAGACGGCTCAGAGATATACGAGGCAAACGAGTTTGACGAGCACAAAACCGCTATCAGAAACGAGATTGTGCAGGAAATGGCAGGTAAGGACAGTCCTGAGCAGTTTAACGAGGACGAATTTTTTGCAGACGACGACGGCGTTATAAATGTACCGCCTGAGAGCGTAGAGGACAACGGAGGCGGCAATGCGGATTGAGGTTTACGGTCAACCTCAGGGCAAGCAGAGAGCGAGAGTATGTATGAGGGGCGGTTTTGCAAAGGCTTATACACCTGAAACAACGGCAAGCTATGAAAACCTGATTAACCTCTCATACATACAAGCTCTTAACGGTGCGCCGTCGCCGTATTGGGATAAGCCCGTGCGCATACGAATACAGGCGATTTATCAAATCCCTAAGTCATTTAGCAAGAAACGCACGGCGACGGCTCTGGACGGGCTCATACGCCCTCAGGTTAAGCCTGACATCGACAATGTGGTAAAGGTTGTGTGCGACGCTCTCAATAAGATTGCATACAAAGACGATACGCAGGTTGTGGAGATAGCCGCCTGTAAACTGTACGGCGTTGAGCCTATGGTAAGGATTGACATTGACGAGGTGCAGACCTCTGGCGACACAACTCTCTGACGGGAGGAGACTATGCGAGAAAAGAATTATTTTAGCCACGACTATCACAGCAGAGACCACTTACGAGACATACGCAAGGATTGGAAACTCGCTGGCGTTGGTTTTTATTGGTGCCTCGTGGAAATATTACACGAAAACGGAGGCTCTATAAAAGAAAACGAGATAGAGGAAATCGCTGACGACCTGAGGGCGGATTTTCAGATGGCTCACGATGTCGTTTATAAATACGGCAAATTTCAAATCAAAAAAGGCAAAATATATTCCTCTCGTGTAATCGAGAACTTGCAAAAACGGGAGGAAATATCTAAGAAACGCACGGCGGCGGCTAAGAACAGATGGAGCGGGCGTTCACAGGGAGCAGGAGAGCTTGAAAACGACGAGGAACAAAATTCTGAAAAAGAGACAGCCGCAAAAGCAACGACTGAAACTGAGGAAGATGGCGAATCTGAGAGCCTTAGTAAAGCTGAGTGGTATAAGGGTTGGATTACTGACCGCATAAATGAAATGCCTAACGAACTCAACGAGCAAGACGAGTTTACTTCCTCTTATTTATTTGAGGTGCGGCATTACATCGAAAATCTTATGCAGATGTTACCCGACGACAAACCGCTAACCATAGGTAGCGCAAAAATTCAAACAGGGGATTTTTGGGAGACAATATCGCATTTTTTCAGGGATAGTGATACTCTCCGAGAGTTGTCTGAGGCAATACAAGGCGTAGAGGTAAAATGCTCTCGTGGCGAGGTGCGTAACAAACAGAACTATTTAATTTCAACGCTGTATAATACAGCGAAAATGAGCGGAGCATAGCAGCCGTGCTTGACTGCGGCAACGTATAAAAAGCAAATCTATTTTGGAGGAAACCAATATGAAACAAGTTACAAGCGTTTTGGACTTTGCAAATGCGGCGGCGATAGAGCGCATTAACTATGAGCTTATCAAGGTCATAGAGAATTTGCAGAATCCGAATACCGACGAAAAACCCCGTAAGCTCGTCACAGAAATGAGCATAACGCCCGTTAATAACAGGACGACGGTCAATATCAAAACAACCGTTAAAAAGACGCTCAGACCCACGAACGCCGTTCACGCACAGATGGCTATGGCGGTAATTGATGGCACTTACCAGCTCGTAGAAAGCGGCGGCTACATTGACGGACAGGCGGATATTTTCGGGGAAATCCACGAAACAAACATAGTTAAAATTAAAAAACAGGAGGAATAAAAAAACTATGGAAAACAACAACATCGTAAAGGACATTCAACAGATTGTCGAGGACAACAAAGTGCAGGTAATTGAGGTCGGAGAACGCCGTTTCAGTACGAAACAGCTCAACGAAATCAGACCTATAAAGTACACCGCAAATCAGTTGCGCTTTTCGGATTTGTCGTCCGTCGTCGAAATCGTAAAGCGTGAGTTAGGCAGATTCGACTGTCCGCTTTATATCAACATCAAATCGGAAAGCTGCGTAGAGGTTGTGTCCTCGCTTGACACCGAGAAAGCCCGTGAAATCCCGTATTGCGCCGTCGCAGAGGGCGGCAGGTACAATTTCGGCAGAGGGTACGATTATGAGAACTTTGTAATTGCCCTGCGCTCTCTCTTTGTTCAAAACGAGGAGACGGCAACGCTGTTGCAGCTCTTAAAGAAAGTTGCAAGCGTTGAATCTGTTGAGGTCGAGGACGACGGCATTACACAACAGGTCGTTACAAAGCAGGGGGCGCAGCTTGCTCAAAATGTCAAAGTTTCGCCCATCTATAAACTTGCGCCGTTCCGTACCTTTATTGAGGTAGAACAGCCCGAATCGGAGTTTTTGTTCAGATTGAGCGATAGGACGACTTTCACTCTTTACGAGGCTGACGGCGGAGCTTGGAAAATCAAAGCAAAGGCAAACATAAGAGCTTTCTTTGAAAAGGCTTTTACGAGCGAGATTGCGGCAGGAAATGTCGTTATTCTCGGATAAAGACAAGGTTTGCGAGTAGGGAGTGCTACTCTCTACTCGCAAATATCTAAACAGGTGATTTATGGCAAAGACTTGGAAAAAGGACAGTGGCTCAATATTTATTACGCTCGGAGCCAGCAACCATACCGACAAGGAACGAGAGCAGGACGACTACTATGCGACAGACCCTGTGGCAATAGATAAGCTCTTGACGGTGGAAACGCCGTCTCTGTGCGTGTGGGAGCCTGCTGTCGGCGGCGGACATCTGGCAGAACGGCTGAAATTTCTCGGACACACGGTTTATGCAAGCGATATTGTGGATAGAGGCTATATGTGCGAGCTTGGCGATTTCCTGACCGCAACATCAACGCCTTTTGAGGACGGCAAGGGAGATATAATCACAAATCCGCCCTATAAAATTGCGACAGAGTTTGTGCTTAAAGCCTTAGACCTGCTGAGCGTCGGTAGCAAGTGTTATATGTTCTTAAAGCTCACTTTCTTAGAGGGTAAGGCGAGATACAATAAACTTTTCAAGAATTATCCGCCTAAGCACATATACGCATTTTCGGAAAGAGTGCTTTGCGCTAAGAACGCCGATTTTGACGGTATGAGAGCGAGTGGCGGCTCCGCCGTTGCCTTTGCTTGGTTTGTCTGGGAGAAAGGCTATCACGGCGAAACAGCGGTAAGCTGGATTTAACAGAGGTGGATATGGATAAGCAAATGCGGAAAATAAACGCCGATAAAACGGCAAAACAGGCTGTTGAATATGTTTGCTCCAACCCGTGCTGTATTTGCTCTTGTGAGAGCTTTTGCGGCGTTAAATACAAAGGCACCTGCAAGATAGCCCGTAAAATAAGGCTCTGCCTGTGGGCGGCGAAAGATAGAGCGGAGAAAATACTATGAAAATCAAAGTAGTAATAAATGTGCCAGATAATGATTGTGAGAAATGCCCTTATAAGGGGTATTCGTATCACGAAACATCTTATCAGAACTACGACGAAAGACATTACTGCAAGTTGTTCGGTAATGTTGCGTTAAACAAAAAAGACGGCAAATTTGAGCGTTGCGTCGCTTGCCAGAGTTGCGAGGTGCCAGAGTGAAAGTAAAGGACTGTCAAGGCTGTAAGCACTGCAAGCGTATATGCTGGTCGCATAGCTATCAGCCGCTGAACTATCACGCCATCGGTATGTCTCACGCCTACCACTACTGCGAAAAGTGCGGTTGCAAGTGCTTGGAGGTAAAAAGCTGTAAAGGCAAGGAGGAGCCGTGATGGGCGTAGGTCAGTTAGACATTTTCGGCAACATCGTTACTGAGGAACAGATAAAGCCTAAACGGGTAGGGCGCAGAAAATACAGCACTATGCAGGAGATGTACGGTGTGATAGACGGTAAGACCTGTAAGACCTGCAAGCATTGCAAGCACTTTCTGTGCGGCAATAAATCTGTATATAAGTGTGAGCTGTGGTATATGACGCACAGCGAGGCAACGGACATCAGGCTCAAAAATCAAGCCTGCAAAAAATATCAGGAGGACAAATAAATGAAAATAGAAAAAATCATAAATTCGGGGGCAAGTCAGGCTATCGCCAGCGTACTTATCAAAACGGACGATGTGCAACAGCCTAAGTTTGTACCCACATTTGATGGAGAGTATTATTCAATATCATACACCGAAAAGCAATTACGGGCAGATTGTCCTGCCTGTGGCAGAAAAGGCACATTAACGGGGCTTGATGGCAAGGAATATGAGTGCCCTAACTGTCGTGGAAAGTGGCAAAACAGGCAAGTTGTCGGCAAGATAAAGCAATGGTATATTCGCAAATATCGGCTTGCGATGGTAAGAGTTACGGGAGAAAGAGGGGCTGACTGCGTTCAATTTGATTTTGAGTGTACAAATTCGGATTCTCGTTTTTGTTCCGACAACAAAATCACGGTTAAAGGGTCGGATATTAAAACGATGGAATTTAAGAGGTCTTATTACAGCTCTGACGAGGAACTGCAAGTGCGGTTGACCGATAACTATGCAGACGCTTTGGCAGAGATTAAACGCTTAAACAAAATTGAAAAGGATAAACAGGGCGATGGAAATTAAAAGCAGAGGCTATGACCGTGATACAAAGCGTTGGTATTACGGCGGATATTTTAAGCACCAGATTAAAGAGATTTGCCCTGTGCAATTCAGCGACGAGACCGCCGCCGATAAGGAGCCCAAATACGAGCACTACATCGTGTTTGACGGCTTTGCGGATTGGAATATGGCTAAGCCTATAAAGCTGGCTACGGTTGACTCTAAGAGCGTGGGCGTGCACATAGGACGCAAAGACGCTAAGGGCAGAGAAATATACAGCGGCGACATAATCAAGCTCGGAGAGCTTTTAGGAGCCGTTGCATATAGGAAAGAAAGCGCAGAGTTTGTCGTAATTCTGTCAGACGAAACGATTGCACACGGCGCAGCGTTTGAGTACGGCGTAATCGTAGGGAATACCTATGAAAACATCGACTTGCTGGCGTAAGGGGGCGACAATGGCTGACGAACAGAAAGAATTTGAGGAGCTGGTAAGCGTCGTAGATAAGGTGTTACGATACGGTGCAAAATGCCCGAATAGCAAATATTGTGAGTTTTGCGGCGGTAAGCTCAGTATGCCCTGCGTCGTTTGTAAGATAGTAACCGAGCTCCAAAAGGCTAATTACCGTAAGGGCGAGGTTATAAGTTATCAGGCGGCGTTTGACGCTCAAACTGCGGAAAGAATAAGACAGCTTGAAAACGAGTTAGAAATAGCGCAGGGCACAAAAAATAGGCTTACTATTTTCGATAGGATTGAGATTCACGACAGAGCGCAAAAAGAAACCGCAAAAGCTATTTTAGACGAGGTAAGCAAACATTACGGCGGAGCTTGGCTCGTAGAACTTTATAAAAAATACAGCGTGGAGGCGGCGGAGTGAATAAGGTATTTTTAATAGGCAATCTCACGAGAGACCCTGAACTGACGGAGACCGCAAGCGGTGTGCAAATCTGCCGCTTTTCAATAGCGGTTACAAGGAACTATGCAGGCTCCGATGGCGAGCGCAAAACGGATTTTTTTAATTGCGTAGCGTGGCGTGGGCTCGGAGAGTCGGTTGCGAGATACGCTCACAAAGGCAATAAGGTAGCCGTAAGCGGCTCAATAGAGCTCAGGAACTACGAGGACAGAGACGGCATTAAACGCACAGCTGTTGACATTGTGGCGCAAGATGTGGAGTTTTTAACGCCCAGACAGTCCGACAGCGGAAACGACGATACAGGTTACAGGAGCGGCGGCAAGCCTGCCCTGCAACCGTTTGACGACGACGGCGATATACCGTTTTAAGGAGGCAGGCGACTATGAGAGTGCTCGTAGCCTGCGAGGAGAGCCAGAGAGTGTGTATGGCGTTCAGGGAGCGAGGACACGAGGCTTATTCCTGCGATATTCAGGAGTGTAGCGGTGGACACCCAGAGTGGCATATACAAGGCGACTGCCTGAGCCTGCTCAACGGGGGGGGGTATTCATTTGTAACGATGGACGGAGCCGAGCATTATATCCCTGAGTGGGATTTGCTTATAGCCCACCCTCCCTGCACATATCTGTCGAACGCAGGAGCCGTGAGACTGTTTCCGAACGGCGTATTAAATCAGGACAGATACGCAAAAGGCTTGCAGGGTAAAGATTTCTTTATGCGGTGCCTTAACGCCGACTGTAAGCGTATTGCCGTCGAGAATCCTGTACCATCACGCATATACGGTTTGCCGCCGTACACGCAAATTATACAGCCTTACGAGTACGGGCACCCGTACAGTAAAAAGACCTGTTTATGGCTTAAAGACTTGCCGCCGCTCAGACCGACAAAGATAATCCACGAAAATATTATTTCTTGGGTTAATGGCGGTTGCAGGGATAAATACGGACGGCGGCGCAAGCAAGCTGGCACTACATACAGAGATAGCAAAATGCGCAGTAAGACCTTTGAGGGGATTGCGGCGGCGATGGCTGAGCAGTGGGGCAGAGACGACCTGACAGCCGTACAGCAAGTAAGTATATTCGATTTACTATAAGGAGATTTTATTATGACACAGATTCAGAAAATGGCAAAAGCCATCGAGAACATCAAGGACGGCGAGCGGCTTATTCGCATAACCGACTACCAAAATATGGACACAATAGAGGTTAAGCGTAAGGATATAAAGAGTTTCAGCTACCCTGCGCTTGATAACAAAGTGGTGTACATAGATTTCGTACTGCCTTTTATCGAAAAGGACGGTAAGTTAATCGAAATTGTTTATCAGGCATATTCGAGGCGTGGAACAGTCAAAAGGAGCGGCGATATTTTGCGCAACTTTGTGATTGATAAAGACTGCGACCTGATTGCGCTATAAGGAGGCTATTATGTTAAAACTCAAAGATTCAGTAAACATCGAGGAGCTGACAAAAATCGGCTTTGTGAGTTTCAAGGTTGACCGCCGCCAGACGAACTACTATTTTGCGGTAAGGCGTGGCGGCAAGGTTATTTTAATCAACGATGTAAGGCGTGAGGTGGTCGTGGATAACATCTGCGAGCCGCAGCCGATGTTTCCTAAGGGAGACACACGCATACACGCAAATATCAAGTGGCAGCCGAAAAATACTCTCGTTGAGGACGGTATTTTTGCGCTCTGCGCCGCAGGGCTCGTAGAGAGGGTGTAAGATGGCTAAGCGTATAAGACCTGAGAAATGCGCATTTTTCTACCGTAAGAGCAAGGTCGGGGATTTCTGCCTGTGCGACAAGAGCGACCCGTTTAAGCGTTGTAACGGCGTTTGTGAGCTCTATATGAGCGAGCAGGAGTACAAGGAATATATGGCGCAGGTACTGGCGGAGGCACGGGAAAATAAAGACTGAGGAGGCGGACAGATGGGTTATGTGGCAAGTGGGCGACCTGTTGGGAGACCGAGACAATTTTATAAATACGAGCTGCCGAGTGGCGTTGTAAAGGTTGTTAGGGCGCAGTGCGCAGACTACGCCCGAAAAGAGCTCTGCATAAAAGAGGGCTCCGTATCAGGCGAAACGCTGGGGGCATACATAGCCGTAAATGCCGCCATCAATTTAGCTCTGGCAGACATCGAGGAGGCGGTCAGGCAACATTTTCTCAACGATATTGCCGAGAATCGGGGCTATGACAGGAGCCAGAGTCAATGGTGCCTGTCGCATAACTCGTATTACAAACGCAAGCGCAAGGCTATTTTCGAGATAGCCAGAGGACTACTGCTTATCTGAGCGAGGTAGAGTATGAAACGATACCTTTCTTGGAGCGGCGGTAAGGATAGCTCGGCAAGTATAGTCCTGTGCCACGAAAAAGGAATACCGCTTGACGGTGTAGTTTTCAGCGAGGTAATGTTCAGCCACGAGCGACATATAAGCGGCGAAAATCCAGAGCATATTAGGTGGGTGTATGAAACAGCAATACCTACCATCGAAAAAATGGGCTATCCCGTTAAAGTTGTAAGAGACAAAGAGGATTATTTGTCGCTGTTCCACCATCGGATAACTAAAAGCGAAATACCAGAACGCATAGGGAAAAAGACGGGCTGGCTTATCGGCGGAATGTGCTTAGCAAACGACAGATTAAAAATGCGTCCGCTTAGAGAGTTTTTTAAGAGTGTGGGAGAGTGTGAGCAGGTGCTCGGCATAGCAAGAAACGAGCCAGAACGCCTATTACGCTTGAAAAAGAACTGTTGGAGCATACTCGACAAAGAGGGTATTTGTGAGGCGGACACATACGATATTTGTACGCCATACAATTTACTCTCTCCTACATACGACGAGGAGGACAGGGGCGGCTGTTGGTTTTGTCCGAACTCGTCCATCGAGGATTTTGCTCGTTTTGCGAGGGATTATCCAGAGCTTTGGGCTGAGCTTGAAAAGCTGTCGCACGACCCTGAAATTGTATCACAGGGATTCAAATACGGGCGCACATTTGAAAGCGTGGATAAAGAGGTGCAACAGTGTATAAAATCAGGACGCTGTAATTTTAAGCAGGTAAGCATATTTAACCTTTTAAGAGGTAAATTTTAGGAGGACATTATGGATAATGGCGAAATGCACAAGGTTGTGAACGGAGACGAAATCGGGCTGTATGACGGCATAATCACGATAATTTGCGACGACGCTACGGAGGGTAAAACGCCGAGAATTAAAAAGCTGTACCCTACGGCGTTAGGCTCGCCTTACGATAAGCCTGTTACGCTCAACGAGTGCCTGAAAATAATCGAGTTTGACGGAGAGGGCGTAGTAACGGTAATTTTCGAGGAGGCGTTAAGGGGCGAGATTTACGAGTACGGCAATTATTCGCCTGAGTGCTGGGTAAGGCACGGAACAACAGTAGGTTATGCTTAATATCAAGCGTCCTATACTGTATAACAGACTAAGTAATTTATATTATATATTATATATAAAAGCTATTTATAAGAGATAACTATATAGGCAAGACCATCAAGGCATAAAAGCCTGTCGGAATTTTCGGGTACAATTTTGAGTTAATCTTATGATAAACTTAATACAGTGCCAATACCCTTAGAGGTTAGAGCCCTGCTCAGTAAGTGAGTGGGGCTTATTTTATTTATTCAGGGAGAGATAAAATGAGCGACACCCCTAAAAAGAAAACAACAAAAAAGAAAACAGAGGCTACGCCGAAAAAGGAGCGTAAGCCTAATTCTGGGCAGTTTAAGAAAGGCAATAAAATCGGTGAGGAAACGAGGTTTAAGAAAGGGCACAATGTACCCTGCAAGTTTAAGGAGGAGTATTGCGACGAGCTGATTAAGTTTTTTACGACTATTGAGCCTCAGGTTATCTATGAGGAGTTTTATTTTCCTGATGGTAGCCTCAAAGGTAAACGCCCTGTACAGGTTATTCCGCCTAAGTTGCCGACATTTGAGGGCTTTGCGTGGTCTATCGGAGTTTCGGTAGGAACTTTGGAAAATTGGCGCAAAGAGTACCCCCATTTTGATACCGCATACGCACGAGCATTAGAACGGCAAAGGGAAATCCTGCTTGTGTTCGGTACGAATAAGCAATACGACGGTAATTTCTCTAAATTCCTGCTTACGAATAATCACGGTATGGCTGAACAGGTCAAGAGCGATGTAACCTATAAATTTACCCTGTCAGACGAAATCGACGAGGAGAGTAATTGATGGCTGAGGTGCTTGTAAAGCTCGGTAAGCCTCAGCCTAAACAAAAGTTGTTTTTCCTCGCCCGTTCAAAGTATGTAGCGTTTGGCGGAGCCAGAGGCGGCGGTAAGAGTTGGGGCGTAAGAGAGAAAGCAAAGCGTCTGGCTATCAAGTGGGCTGGTATTAAAATCCTGATTATCCGTAAGACCTACACCGACCTGCGAGACAACCACATTTTACCGTTGCAAGCCGACCTATCTCCCTCAGGTGCAGCCGAGTACAAAGAAAAGGACAAAGCGTTTGTATTCAAAAACGGGAGCCGTATCAAGTGCAGTTATTTCGCCAACGATAACGACGCTTTGCAGTATCAAGGGCAAGAGTACGATGTGATTTTCTTAGAGGAGGCTACGCAGTTTACAGAGCTCGTTTTCAATGTCCTGAAAGCCTGTCTGCGTGGCGCAAATAATTTTCCTAAGAGAATGTACCTGACCTGTAACCCTGATGGCGTAGGCTTTTTATGGGTAAAGCGTCTGTTTGTCTCCCGTGAGTACGAGCCCGACGAGAATCCAGAGGACTACGAGTTTATCCAGTCTCTCGTGGACGATAACAAAATACTTATGGAGGCAGACCCTGAGTATGTAAAGCAGCTTGACTCATTGCCTGAGGATATGCGCAAACGCTGGCGTTACGGGAGCTGGGAAGTAAGCGAGGCGCAGTATTTCGGAGAGTTTGACCGAAATGTGCATACTTGCGAGCCGTTTATTATTCCTGCCGATTGGAGGCGGTACAGAGCGTTTGACTACGGTCTGGATATGCTGGCTTGCTATTGGATAGCTGTTGATAACTTACATAACTGCTATGTGTATAAAGAGCTCTGCCAGAGCGACCTGCCTATATCAACCGCCGCCCGTAAGATACTTGATTTTACGAACGAGGACGAAAAGATTTACCTGACGCTTGCTCCGCCCGACCTATGGAACAGGAGCCAAGAGACAGGCAAGAGCAAGGCGATTCTGTTCGGAGAGGCAGGGCTGTCGTTGGCAGAATCGAATAACGACAGGGAGGCAGGCTGGCTTGCTATCAAGGAGCTGCTGAAAGTGGACGCAAACGGCTCTCCGAGACTGCATATATTCACGAATTGCAAGCAGCTTATAAAACACCTGCCAGAGTTACAGAGAGACCCTAAAAAGCCCACGGACTGCGCTACCGAGCCTCACGATATAACGCATAGCCCCGACGCTCTCAGGTACTTTGCAATCTATTGGACGAGACCTGCGCCGCCTCCGACGAGTAGGAGAGTGAAATATCGCCCTGACGAGTTAGAGGATTATAGGAGAGCGACCTCACAAGAGGAGAGGGATTTAATAATTAAACGCAAAGGAGGTTTACCCTTATAATGCAAATTGATAAGGAAAACAAATTAGACTTTTTCAAAGACCTTTTCGCAAACGCTAAGAGCGAGATGGAGGGCTTGATTGAGGACTTTAACAAGTACAGTAAACAGTACAAAGGCGACCTCGAAATTGACGGCTCCGATACGCCTGCGCAGACGAGCAGAAACATCACTTACGAGCTTATTGAGAGTCAGTTTTCAAGCTATCTGCCGACAACTGCGGTAACGCCTGAGGTGTTTTCCGAAAAGAACGAGAGGAACGCTAAGAGCGTTGAAAAACTGCTCAGGAATAAGCGCAACCGCCTCCCGTTCGAGAAAATGAACGACATCGACGAAAGATATGCTCCCATCTACGGGGGCTCTGTCTGGCTCGTTGAGTGGGATAATTCCATAAAGACGCATAACACGGTAGGCGATGTCAAAGTAACGATATGGGCTCCTACACACTTTGTGGGGCAGCCTCATATTTTCGACATCGACGATATGGAATACTGCTTTATTTTCTTTGAGACCACCAAAGAGGATTTAGTGCGTAAGTACGGCGTAAGTTTTGAGACCGCAGAGGAAACGGAGAGCGACAACGATAGCGAGAACGACGAAACAGCTACCGTTGTTGTGTGCTATTACAAAGACGAGGACGACAGAATTTGTCAGTATATCTATTCGGGCGATACTGAGCTGTTGGATATAGAGGACTACTACTCACGCAAAAAGTACATCTGTAAAAACTGCGGCAAGCGCAAAGAGCTTTGCACCTGCGAAAAGCCCGATTACGAAATGCAGGACGACGAGTATGAGCTGTTAGACCACGATATACGCCTCACGGACGGCTCGTTTATCCGTGCCAGCTCGGAGGTTATGGAAAACGGTCAGGTTGTAATGGAGACGCAACGCCAGCAGGCTATGACACCTGACGGCAATATTGCGATGGACGAAATAAACGGCGTAATGCTACCCATCGGCGCAGATGTTCAGGTGCCTAAGATGGAGCAGACAAAGCTGCCGTATTTCACGCCGACAAAGTTTCCTATCGTCATACGAAAAAACACCTCGCAGGAGGACAGCCTTTTCGGACAGAGCGACTGTGAGTTTGTCCGTCCTCAACAGCAGGCAATCAATAAGTTAGAGAGCAGAATACTTGAAAAACTTATGAAAGCTGGCGTATATCCTACCGCTCCTGACGACCATGCAGGGCAGTTTGACAACACTCTTTATGAAAATGTAATCAAGGTTAGACAGGATAACTACAAGCTGTTTAACCGTATTGATTTGCAGGTGTCGGTACAGCAGGATATGGAGCAGGCAGAGCGTATTTATCAACACGCAAAGCGTATTCTCGGCATTACCGACAGTTATCAGGGGCAGCAGGACAATACGGCTCAGAGCGGAAAAGCAAAGCAGATACAGGTTGCTCAGACGGCAGGACGGCTTGACAGTAAACGTCGTATGAAAAACGCCGCATACGCCGAAATAGACGAGATTATATTTCAGTATTTCCTTGCTTACGCCGACGAGCCTCGTATTGTATCATACATCGACGCTCAGGGGCGGTTGCAGAACGCTCAATTTAATCGGTACGACTTTTTGGAGCGAGACGCAAACGGCGAGTACTACTATAACGCTCAATACCTTTTCGGCACGGACGCTACGGGCGATGTCGAACAGTCCAGAGAGACAATCTGGCAGGAAAACCGCCTGAATTTCCAAAACGGCTGTTACGGCGACCCGAAAGACATCAATACCCTACTTATTTTCTGGCAACAGATGGAAAAACATCATTATCCCGACGCAAGAGATATGGTGGAACGCCTAAGAGGTATTATCGAGGCTCAGCAACAACAGTTGCAAGCGCAGTTGCAGGAGGCGCAGAGCCAGAACGAGAATTTAAGAGTACAAGCTGCGGCGGCTGAGAATAGAGCCGATGGCGCAGAGGGCTATATCGACTACTTAAAGACTTTCAACGCAGGAGGTAATCAATAATGGTTGGCGGTTATACGACAAATAAAAACATTTATCAGGTGGCGTTAGCAGGAGGCGGCGGAACGGGCACAAAAAAGCCTAAGCTGCCTACGGGCGGCACCTACGCAAACGGTATTGCAGGCTTGACGCAGACCACGCCTACCGTGAAAATGCCTAATATTACGAGTCAGCTTAACAGTGGCGTGGTTAAACCTGTGTACGCCGATGGTCTGGGCTATGGCGGTGGCTACGCTGGCGGAATAACGAAAGAGGGAGTAATTAGTGGCGGCGGTGCAGTCAATACGACTTTTAACAGCGGCAATAAAGTTATAAAGGGAGGTCTGGGCGTTAATAAATTGCCGAACGCTGGCTCCGCACAAATAAAATATGGGGATAACATTTCGTCGCTTATAAAATTACCGTCCGCAAAGGACAACATTACAACGCCCGTTATGACGGCGCAAAAGACAGGTGCGACGACAACGCCGACGCAGGGCTCCTCTACGGAGACCGAAAAGAAAACGCCTGCCACATACGAGGAATATCTGGAACAGCAGAGAGAGCTGTTAGACAAGAGAAAGACTGAGGCTGACAGACAGGCGGAGGCGGCTAAGGAAAGAGCGGCAGTGGACGCACAAGCCTCTTACGCTCAGAATATGGCAAGCTATGGTACAAACGCCGAAAATCTGGCGCAGATGGGATTGCAGGGCGGCGGATATAGCGACTATCTCAACGCTCAGGCTTATGCGCAAAAGAGAGCCGATGTTCAACAGGCAAATGTAACCGAACAGGCGGCTAAGGCGCAGAATACGGCTACCTACGAGGACGCTCTCTCGGAGATAAACAAGAGCGATATTGAGTATCAGGAAAAGCAAAAGGAAAAGGCGGCGGCTGAGGAGGAGAAAAAGGGCTCAATCTACGCCTCGCTTTGGGAGGGCGCACTTAATCCCGATTCTGGCTATACCGCCGAAAGCGTTGAGGCTATCGGCAGAGAATACGGGCTGTCCGACGCTCAGATTAAGGAGTTGCAGGGCATTGTTGCCGACACTAAGGCTAAGCGTGATACCGAAAAGCAAGCTGCCATCAAGCAGGCTGCGCTTGACGCTATCAATAGCGGTAGTGTTACCGAATCAAATCTCGGCTCTTACCTTGACACGCTCAAAGGTCAGGGCGCAACCGACGCTGATATTGCCGACATAAGGGAGACCTACCAGAGCACCTACTACAACGATTATATGGCGGCAATTACGGGCGGAACGCTGTCCTCTACGAAAGAGATTGACGACGCATATAACGCAGGAAACCTCTCGAAAGAGCATTACGACAATCTTAAAAAGGCTTGGAACGACGACATTAACACGGGCAGTAATGCGTTCGATGGTTACGACAGCTACGAGTCGGCTAAAAAAGATTATAACGAGATTATCAATAATAGCTGGTGTTCGGCGGAGACAAAAGCGGCTCTCAAAAAATCGTTTGAGGGGTATGAGGCTAAACACTATAAATCTGATGTCAATTCGGGTTATAACGCACACAGCTCTACGGTTACGCTCAATACGCCTGACGGAAAGGTTACGGTTACTTACGGCGTAAATAGTAAGACTTTGAAAAAGAGCTCAGGAAACGCCGTATTTAATACTGATATTTACAAAAACGCTGGCTCAGGTCAGGTGTTTATCGTCAATGGCAGACCGTATGTTAAGCTCGATAACGGCGATTTGGGCTGGGTAAATGATTACTTAGGGCGTGGTGCTTTGGAAAAACTGAGAGACACTTACGACGGCACCGTTTACGACATTTCTTAATTTAAGCTGAGGTTTTAATTATGGCTAACGGACTTTTCAAGAGTAGTAATGCAAGCGCAGGGGCTTTGTCCTCTGCGCAGGTTGCTAATTCGACGGATATAAAAACAGCCTCCCTGTTTAACTCTCAACAGAAACAGGTCGAGGAACAGAGAAAAATAATAGACGAATATTATGCTGCTCAAAATGCTCCGAAAGATAACGGCGGCTTTTTCGGCGGTATAGGATATGCTTTTGAAAAGCTGGGATTAGGTTTTTTGCAGAGCATAGAGGGTATATGGGATTATACCGCAGGCGGATTAGCTGACCTTTTCGGGGCTCACGATTGGGCTGAAAAGCAAATTGCAAACGATTGGGTAAACTACGGACACGCAGACGAGTGGTTTAATCCGTCTGACGGGTGGAAAGTAGCAGGAGATGTTGCAGGCGGTATAGGTACCAGCTTACCTGCTATAAGTGCTGTTTTAATAGCAGTGGGCACTACTGCCGCCGTTACATTTTTTTCAGGCGGTACACTTACGCCTGTTGTAACGCCGTTGGCAGCAGGTCTTATTGGCGGTGCTGTTGCTGGTTTAGGTGCGGCAGGCACGGCGACGAAAGAGGCGTACAAAGAGACAGGACAGCTCACAGGCAAAGAGTGGGGCTACGGTACTCTCTCTGGCTTTACAGAGGGCGCAATGGAGGGTGTATCGGACGCTATCGGCTTTGGTGTTGGCTCTATTGTAAAAAATCTTGCAGGCAGTACGGCAAAAGAGGGCGCAAAGCAGGTGGGTAAGCAAATAGCGAAATCCGCCGCCCGTCAGACCTTTGGTAAAACGGTATTAAAGAGCTTTTTAAGTGAGGCGTTTGAGGAGGGTGTTCAGGAACTCATAGACCCTGTATGGAAACGCTTAACTTACGACCCTAACGCCGAAAACGCTACTTTTCAACAGGTTGCTTATGCAGCCCTTGTAGGCGGTCTCAGTGGCGCAATAATGAGCGGTGCCGATGTTTCTATCCGTAACAGTATAAACTATTTCAGCGGTAGTAAAACCACCGCAAATGGCGGAGCTCAGGGCGTTATAGACCTCGCCACCACGATTGCAGAAACTGAGGGCGTAAATCAGTCTGGCAACGCTCAGGTTGATTTTGTCGTAAATACGCTCAGCGAGTTACAGGAAAGTCTTAAAACAACAAACGGCGAGGTCAAAACGGCAAAACAGAAAATGCTCGTCGGTATTCTCAGTAAGGCAAACACGGCGGCTCCGCTGTCTATTGTTGTACATCAGAACGCAGACGCTATTATAGCGGACGCAGAGACCACTGTAAAACGCCTTAACGACATCGGCTATAAAACCTCAAAGGGCGAGGCTGTTACGGTTGAGATGTTAAAGCAGGGCGTTACAGGAGAAAGAGGTACAACGGAATACCGCCGCTCGCTCTCTCAGGCAATGAAAACAAACGAGGCACTGCGCTCGGTTGCCGTTATGTCTGCGGCAGGACAGCTTAATATGGACGCTGCCAGATTCCAACAGTCAACGCTGAGGGGAGAGCAGTTGTTTAATCAGTCCGACCTTAATCACTTTGTCGAAACCGCCACCGAACAGCAAAAGAGAGATGTCGGAGAGAGGCTTGATATTGCGGATTGGGCTACTGTTACGGCAGACGAATTAAAGAGCCGTATTGTAGAGTTTTCTACGAACGGCGGATTAGACCAATACATAAACGAGCGCAATGAGGTTAAAAAGCTCACAGAACTTGAAATATCGAAAAAGGGCTTGCCTAAGTATGTGGGCTCCATAAAGCAGGACGGAGCCGTGCGCTATAAATTTGGCGACGCAAGCGTGGCTATCGTTAAGAACGGCGACACCTACCTTGTGTACGACTACGCAAACGATATTGCCTCTAAGCCACTCACTAAAACAGAGGCTAACAGAGTCATAAAGGAAATCTACGCCGCCTCCGTTCAGAGTGCGACGGATTCTGATGTGCAGACAAAAGCGCAACAGGAAACGCAACAACTTGACGCTTTCGCCCGTGAAAATGTGCCCGATTATAAAAACCTCGTGGGAGCGCAACAGCAGGCTGTCAGACAGACGCTGAGGCAGGCAAAAGCGGCAGGAGTAAGCGAGGCAGACCAAATACTCTATGCCAGTGTTGCGGCTCGCTCAGGCGTAAATATCGAGTTTGTAAGCGCAGAGACTTTGGGCGCAAATGCGGACGCTGGATATAGCCTGAAAAACGGAAAAATCCTTGTCAACCGTGAAATGGCGAATAATCCTAAATCTCGTACAGCGGCAAAAATTCTGTTGCACGAATTTACTCACGGTATGATACACAGGGGATATAGCGTAAAGGGTAAAAAAGGAAATCAACACATCGAAAATAAGGTGCTGAACGACTTTTTTACTACCGCAATCAAAGGATTATCTACGGAGCAGCAGATTGAGATTTTAAAGCCGTATGTTGAGAGACACGGCGTAAAAATGCAGGATTTTCTTGACGGTAAGGTTGATTTAAGCGTTGACACCTATATTGAGCTCAGAGAGGAGCTTGCGGCGCATTTTGTTGAGAGGGAGCTCGGCAACTCCGCCGCCCTGAAAAGGATTATCTCTGATAAACCCTCGTTTAAGGATAAACTGCTGTCGTTCTTGAAAAGGTCTAAGAGCGATTATAGCTCTAACGAGAAATTATCCCGTGCAGCTAACGCTCTGCTTAAAAAGTATCAGGCTTTCTTTAATAAGTACGCCACGCAAAACAGGTTTAGTCCTACCATAACGGGAGACACATCTGCCTACCAGACTACGGAGGCGGCGGACGCTCAGACGAGGCTCAGTATTAAAAAAATCAACGGTAAAGATGTCGTTGTGATAGATACAGACCAGCACATATTTGACGGCGTGGAAAGAGCTGCAATGGGTAAAACCGTGCGCTCGTATATGAAAGAGAGATATAGAGGGCGCAGTGTAAACGGCACGGCTTTTACAGCGCAAAGCGAGAGGGAATATACTCACTCTCGTGATTCGCAACGCCTTTATAATCAAACAGACGGGGCGTATGAGGCTAAAATGCGAGCCTCCACTGAGCTCAATAATATTATTCAAACAGGAGAGCTGATAGGGCAGGAGACAGCAAAACACCCTCAAACAATAAATGAGGGCGGCGTAAAAAGGTATAAAGTTTCGTTTGTTTTGGACGGTAAAGCGTTCAACGGCGAAATGATTATTGCTATCGACAAAAGCGGCGTAGAAACATTTTATGATGTAGTAAAAATAAAAGAGAGCGAATCGTCCAATAACGCCCCTGACGGCGCAGTGAGGACGAACGCTCCCTCTACTGATATTATATCCAGCAACGAGGAAAATGTCAACCCTGACGGCAAAAAAAGTGGTAAAAAGCGTTATGCTCTGACGGTTGACGGCGAAAATATTACGGGCGAGGTAGAACAAACAAAAAACCTCGTCGCTTTACATAATCTTTCCGAGACAAGCCTCTTAAAAGTATTGCAGCTCGGCGGCTTTCCTATGCCGTCTATTGCTATAACAAAGGTTGATATGGGGCACAGTGAGTATGGCGACATTACGGTTGTTTTTGGTAGAGATACAATAGACCCTCAAAAAGATAGGAGAAATAAAATTTATTCCAGAGACGGCTGGACACCTACTGCTCCTAAGGTAGAGTATAAGCCAAACGACAGGGCACTATCTAAAATCCACAAAAAATATAGCGAACTCGTAAGCAAGGTTGGTTACGACGCTACGAGAGTGTTGTATAACTATGTCAACGATATTGAGCGTCAACTTGAACTGCACGGCGGAGAGATAGGTATTATATCCGAATTGTACGATAATACGGAACTTATGAATTTGTTTCTCGTAGATACGGGAGGCGAACTGATTAAGCCTATTTATAAGACAATTAGGAGCGAATTATCGGCAGGCGAGGTTACATACAGAAAGCGTCTTATTGACGCTCTCGGTAAGGATTTCCTTGCTGAATTTGAAAAAACGAGCGGCAACCTCAATACTCGAAAGGATTTTGTAAAACAGCATAAAGAGCGGATAGTAAATGCACTTGCTACCATTATGCAAGGGAAAGAAAGTATTGAGGAGACAAGGGAAAACATATCAAATAATTTCTCCGTTTTTGCTCTGGGTAACACATTAGATAAAGCCACGAGCTACTTAAATAACGGAGGTATATCTGTCAGTACGGAATATGACGCTACGGCTACACAAGAGGCAATCCGTAAGGCTACCTCAAAACGGGAATATGTTTCGTGGGTAGATAAGTTATTCGGCGGCATAGAGGAAAAGACGGGGATTTATAACGGTAGAGACCCGTACACTAACTCTGGTAATCGCAGGAGCTTTGAGGCTCTGCATTACGAGTACACGCTTGAAAATATGGTTGAGGCAATGCTTAACGCCCCCGAAAACGGGGGCTCAGGGTGGCACGGGTTGACACTCGGTCAGTTACAGGCAAAGCTCGCAAAAGAGTTTAAGAGCATAGACGAAATCAGACTCAATGCAGATAACCTTACCGTAAAAGACGAGGCGGCTCACGAGGAATTTAGCGAAAACACGAGAAAAATGCTCTCCGAAATTACTGCTTTGATGGTGGACGAGAGCAAATATGGTAGTGATAGTGTGGCGTATTGGACGGCTCTTGACAGTGCAGAAATGGTTGTGGGCGAGATAGCGGATAATAGGCTGTTTACACTTGAAAAAATCGCCGCCTATATGAAACGAGAATACTCAAAATCATACCGTTATAATGACAGTATCGGCAATAAGATTCTGGGGCTCTTTGAGTATGTGCGCAGAGAAAATAGTACGGATTATTTTGAGGCTAAACCTCGTAGAGCCGTAGCGTTTTCTGAGATTAAGAAAGTGCTTATACCAGAAACCGCCTCCGAAAAGCTAATAAAGCAACTCACAGCGAGGAATATTCCTTATCAGGTGTACGATTCAAGCGATAATGCCCGTACAAATGCTATAAAGCAGATGGACGATGTGAGATTTGCATTGCCTGAAACAGACTCTCAGGGGCACACTCTTACAGCAGAGCAGAGAGCCTTTTTTAAGGACAGCAAAGTGGTGGACGATAAAGGTCGGTTGCTTGTCGTTTATCACGGCACAAACGATGTCGAGGTTAAAGAAACTTGGAACGCCGAAAGACGAAGTTTTGATATGGAATACTCGCCGTTTACTATTTTTAAGAAAAAATGGGAGGGGCAAGCAGGTCATTTCTTTGGTAAAGATATAGACAATGCAGGCGGATACGGCAGCAGGATATATAAATGCTATCTCAATATAAAAAATCCTCTTGTTATAGAGTGCAACAATAGGGATTATTCCGTCATTGAGTACAACGGGCAGATAAAAGACACATACGAGTGGGCGGAATACGCAAAAGCAAAAGGATACGACGGCGTTATATTTAAGAATATTCGAGACGGCGTTGATTATGGTGCTATGCAACAATCTACCGACGAGTATGTTGTATTTCAGTCTAACCAGATTAAAAATACAGACAATACATCTCCGACTTGGCTTGCAGACATACGCTACGCAATAAATCCTGAGCCTAATCCTGACGCAAACCCGACTGAATCAGACAATAGTGGAGCCATCGGCGGACTGACGAGAGGGCAGAGAGCAAAATTCGTTGCGAATAACACTAAGTTTAAGGTTTATTCTAAGCTGGACGCAACGAGCGTTATCGACTCTATTATTGCAGAACGCCTGACGCTCAGAGACGGTCAGTATGAGGGAGTTTTAAGCGGCAAAAATAGGGCTGAGGTCATAGAAAAGCTGTTTACCAAGCTCAATAGTACGCCTGAGGGATACCGTATAGGCGTGGCTTTGGATATAGCGGATTATATCATAAATAACGCTGTCCTGAGCGATATGTATGAGACCTATAACGACGATTCGTATGCTATGGGTGTTTTATCCGTTATGCGCCGCTATATGCACGGTGTTAATTTGAGCGGCATACAGAGTGAAATTCAGTATAAGTTTGATAGAAAAAACAGCATAAATCTCGTCTGGGGAGCCAAAATGGGCGGACAGTCGCCTGATGTCATTGCTCAGGAATTAGAGGGCTACGGCATACATATCGAGGCAATAAACGAGGCGGAGCAGTTTTTTGAAATGCTGGAACTCTACGAAAGAGCAAGAGAGCAGGTCAATCAAAAAGCTGAGAAAATTATGCTGACCGCAATCGGGAGCAAGACCGAGATTGAGCAGTTAAGGCAAGAAATCGCCCGTGATGTGCTCCTCGCCTACGACAAAAAGGGCACTCCGTCCAAGTACGCTAAGCTCGTTGAGCAGTACACAAAGAAAATAGCTGACCTTAAAAAAGATTTGAGCACGGCTTACAAACGCAATACGCTCACAAACAGGATTATTGACGGTGCGGCGTATTTGCGTGATATAGCCAATAAGCGCAATTATGTCGGGGCAGAGATTTTTGCGGCTCCTGAGCTCACTCAGTGGCTCAAACAGCTTTCTAAGATAAAGTACCGTTCCGACCTGAGAAAAACGGGTGTGCGTAAAATATTGCTTGACTACGGGCAATTTTATACTAAGGACAATTCGTTGCTGTATGACGAGAAAAATCCAGAATTTAATTACATCGACAACAATGTTATAGACGCTCTGAATTTTATCAGGCAGAACGCCCTCAGCACTAAGCCTCTTTCGATGGAGGAATTGCAGGCGGCGGAGATTATTATTGCCTCCGCAAAGCACCTGTTTAATAACTACGACCAGATAATTATTGAGGGCAAAAAGGCAAAGATTTCGGAGCTTGCCACTGAGGGCAACGAGATAATCAAAAAGAGCAAGAACAGGACAAATAAAACCTTTTTCAACAAAATTTACGGCGCATTTAATAAAATAATTGAGCCCCGTGTTGTGATAAAATCGTTAGAAAACTTTAATCCTAACGGCATACTCACACGGGCATACGCTGAGGTTACGAGGGGCGAGACAGAGGCAGGATTGCTTTACATCGAGCTCACAAACGATATTGACACCTACATAAAAAAGCATAAGCGTTTCAAAAACCGTCTTACCTCTGAATACATAACGGTTGCAGGCGCAGAGCTTACCGTAGGTCAGGCAATATCCCTTTATGAGCTGTCAAAGCGTACTCAGGCGCAGGAGGGCTTATACGAGTCTGGATTTAGCTATATCGACAAAAAGGGTAGCAAGCAGACCGCTCACATTACGGAGGCGGATATTACTGCGATGTACGACGCTTTCACGGACACTGATAAGGGATTTATTGAGCTCGTAGAGACCTTTTTCAATGTCGCAAGCAAGCAAGTTAAGACTGACGCTGATATGCAGATTTTGGGCTACACAAACGCCTCAGACGAGTTTTATTATCCTATCAAGCGTGATAGCGGCACGATAGTAAAGAATATCACTGACGCTCGCTCCATAATGGCAGATTGGGCTAATGTTTATAACTTTTCTTTCAACAAAGATGTTAAAACGGGAGCCAAAAACAAGCTCTTTGTAACCGATGTTTACAGTATTGTTACACGCCACGCAAAGCAGCTTTCTACATACGCCAAAATGACGGTGCCGCTTAAAAATTTCAGCCAGATATACGCTAAGAATATAGGCGAAAAGACAAATGTCGTGAGCATACGCAATACTATCAATGAGCAGGTGTGGGGCGGCGCAGAGGGCTATTTAAGCAAGCTGTTTTCCGATATTCAGGGCAGAGCGACAAGTAACTCAATCATTGAAAAAATGAGAGGCGCATACGCCAAATATCAGCTCGGCGCAAATCTTAAAGTTATCGTATCCCAGATAACCTCTTACCCGACAGCAGGCATAATGCTTGATTCTGGCGTGATGGCTAAGGGCTTTGTTATGAAAACGAATTGGGCGGCGATGGATAAATACTGCCCGTATGCCCGTGTGCGTAACTTTGAGCGTGGAATAGTCAGAGCGGAGGGCGTTGTTGACAAAATAGGTAAGGTGGGCGATGTTCTTACTAAGCCTATACAGTGGACGGATAGATTTACAATAGGCAGGCTCTGGAACGCCTGTCAGTTGCAGGTACAAAAGGACACAGGGCTCAAATACGGCACCGTTGAGAATATGCAAAAAGCAGGCGATATGTTGGAGGAGGTTATACGCCTCACGCAGCCTAACTATACGAATACAGAACGCTCAGAGCTTATGCGTTCGGACAGCGACATCGTGAGGAGCTTTACGATGTTTACCTCCGTGCCGCTCAAACAGCTTTCAAGACTTGTAGAATCGTTTGGAGAGTACAACGCTTTACGCTCACTTATTAAGAGCGGAGACAGCGACCCGACGCTCTCAAAGCGTTATAAGCTCGCAAAGAAAAAGATACGCAGGACGCTTGCTGCCGTAACGATTGCTAACCTGATGTATGTGCTTGTAGGACAGTTTTTCAAATTCCTGTACAACAATATGGCAGAGGACGACGAGGAGGGTAAGGTTACAGCAAAATCGTTTTTCCTTGATATGCTCAAAGACTTTGGTAGCACGACCATAGGTATGCTCCCTGTTGTGAGAGATATTTACGGGTATTTCGTCAACGGTTACGAGATTGAGAGCTTTACGGGCGATATGCTCAATAGCATAATCAGCTCCGCAAAATCGTTGTTCGAGTTGGCGACAAAAGCGGCGAGCGGCGAGGAAATTAAAACGCAGGAGTATATGTCGATTTTCCGCAATTCGCTGTACAGTATAGGGCAAGTTACGGGCATACCTGTAAGAAATATCAACAACACCATTACGGGGCTCGTAAGGCGTTTTAGCCCGTCTGCGGCGTATGCTTATACCTCGCTCTTTTACAATCCTAAGTACAGCACAGACATTAAAGCGGCTCTCAAAAAGGGAGACTATGAGCTTGCTGAAATGATTATGGGTATGCTGTTAAAGGACGACAGGACGGGCAGCCTGAGCAGTAAGGCTACGCAAAAGTTCATTGAGCTGTACGACGCAGGATATACGGTACTGCCTAAGAGCATAGGAAATACGCTTACATATAACGGCGAGACAATCCAGCTAACGGCGGCGCAACAAAGCGCATTTAAGACGATATACAGCCAAGCAAACGCCGAGATAGAAAAGCTGGTAAACAGTGCGGAATTTGCAACACTGTCTGCCGAAAGACAGGCTAAGGCAATTAAGCTCCTGTACGACGCTTATTATAGTAAGGCGCAATCGTCTGTATTAAAGCTGGCGAACGATAACAAAATTATCTTACTCAGCGGCGCAATTTCGCCCTCTACGCTGGCTCCGCATTTGTCCGCTATATCTGCAATCGAATCAGATACGGACAAAGCAGGTAATGTAATTAACGGCTCGAAAAAGGCAAAGGTAATTAAGTATGTTCTGGCGCAAAAGCTCTCAACGCCGCAAAAGTTATTGCTTATCCTCAGTTTAGGCTATACCATAAAGGACGGCGATATAAGAGGCGTTACAGCCCTTAAAGCAAAGAGGGTTGTCGCTCGATACATAACCAGCCTTGCACTTTCCAGAGAAGAAAAAACCGCACTTGCCGAGAAATGCGGTTTGACGGTAAAAAACGGACGGATTTATGCTAAATAGGAAAAGGGCTACCGCAAAATCGGTAGCCCTGATTTCATATATCAAATACATCAAATTTTCTCAAATTCCTTTTAATACCTTTACTTTTTAACGCCGTTTTAATGTCTCTCAGTTTTTCATATCTTACATAATTTTGAGGAATAAGCCCGATAAGAGCTACGATATAACAGCAAACAAAGGATAAAAATTGCACAATAAACAGCAAAAAATCTAAGTAAGGAATAAGAGTTACGGGAAGAAAGATAGTGAGTAAAAGCAATTCGGCAAGTAGAACGCCACAATAAGCAATTTGAAACGGCAATATCCACGGCAATAATAGCCAATACCACCAAGCACCATACCACGAACTATACACGGAAAATGCGCAAGGTATTTGTTTTGAAAACACCTGCTTTATCCGCTCTTTATAACTTAAAAAATGTATTACAGGACAAGGGAACCACGCTTTTGGTAAAACGCTCATACTGTCTCCCATTTGGAGTACAGCGTCATATCGCCTTTTACGGTGTCTGACATCAAATTCCACTGTATGCCGTAGCTCTTATCCGTAAACCAACCGCTAAACCGATATGTAACGCCATCGACTATTACCGTGTCCTCTATTTCAACATCACCGATTATTGAGCCATCGGTAATTGTGCGTGTTTCATAAACGCCGTAAACTTTTTTATTTTGCTGGCTTATTGAAATAGAGAACTCTGGATTTTTAATATAAGCCAGCAATGTTACAGTGTAGCTCTTTGTGCAAGCAGTAAAGCAGAGCGTGATTACAGAGAATAACATTAGGATTACTAACAGGCGACAAAAAGTTTTTTTCATAAAATTTCCTCCGACAAAAAAAGAATGCGTAGCCGTTGAGACTACGCATTGAAAAACGCAGCCCGTCAACAGTCGCTACACAGTCATATTCGCCTGAGAATATGTAAAGACAGAGCTAACGCTTTTACCGATGTTAGCTCAGACGAATATTCAACTGTGTAGCGCAGCTATTATAGCACATTGCGAGAGATTTTGCAAGAGATATGGTACCGTATAATTGCAAGCGAAAAATGGCGGAGTAGGAATTTTCGGGTACAATTTTGAGTTAATTATGCTTTATAATAGGGATTGTAAGCTAAAAGGAGCAGTATTTATGAATATTACGCTGACGGAAATACCTAAAAATACGCTGTTTCAAAAAACGACCTGTCCGCACTGCAAAAAGAAAATTCACTCAGTGGGATTTACGAAAGGCAGTAAGTGTGAGGGTATAACCGTCGTATGTAAATTCTGCGGCAGGGCTTACTCAATAAAAGCAGAGTAATTGGAGGACACTATGGAACAGACTAAGGACACCGCAAAGGAAAGAGTGGAACAGGAGCTTGCCGAGCTTAACGAAAAGATTGTCAAGCTGACATCATTCCTTTACAGCAAGAAAATCGTTGAGGCAAAGTTATCTTTCCGTATGCGTGATATGCTTTCCGAGCAGTTGCGCACAATGCAGAGATACGCCGAAATTTTGCAGGGCAGACTTGCAATTTGGGGAAAGACCGACGAGGAACTTAACCGTTGCGACGAAAAAGTTTGCTGCGGCAGTTATTAAAAAACAAGAGGCTATAAGCCTCTTTATGCGGATTTAGTGTAAAGACGCACTCCATCGGCGGTATTAGTGTAAAGTAAGCACTCCGATGGCAGAGTAGGTTTAATTCCTGCAATCCGCTCCATATCACAATAATTTAGTGCCAATATCCAAGAGATTTGAGCCTCATATCCTATCCAGCAGGGTATGAGGCTCTTTCTATAAAAAATTCCAAACGGGAGGTTATCAGTTATGAAAGGAAATCATAAAGGCAACCCCTACGCAACCAACAAGGGCGGTGTAATCAGGGCTCCTAAGCCCGTGAGCGACCAGCCTAAGGCTGATGTTGTTAAGGGCTCTGACCTGAGAAACGGCAAAAAAAATAAATAAACCAAAAACACGGAGGATTCATAAATGGCAGAAATCATAAAAGACGACGACATTGACCTTGACGACATAGACGACGAGCTCGATAACGACGAGGGCTACGACCTTGACGGCGACCCCGACGAGGACATCGACACCGACATTGACGACGAGGAAACAGGCGACGCAGAGGCAGACGACGGCGAGGACGAGCTGGACGAAACCGATACCGACGAAAACGACGACGAGGCGGACGCAGAGGGCGACGAGGACGACCCTGCCGCAGAGTCCGCTACGGACGATAAGGACGCTCAGATTGAGGAACTGCGCAAGCAGTTGGCGGCGAAAGACGCTACGATTGACAATATCCGCAACCTCAGTAAAGAGACCTTACAGAAAATGGGAGTCAAAGTTGACGGCACCGTAGAGGAGGCGTTGGAAAAAGCGAACGCCGAATCGGAGGGAATCAGCGTAGAGGACTACCGTAAGGCAAGGGCGGCAACCGCAGAGGCACAGGCAGCCGAAAGACAGGCTAAGCAGCAGGCGTTTGAGGCGTTGGCGGCGGCAGACCTTTCGGAACTCAAAAAATCATTTCCTGACTTACTCAAACAGACGCACATAAAAGACTGTTTCGACAGTATGGCGGATTTTGTTCAATTCGGCAAGCTCAGGGATAGCGGCGTTGAGCCTAAGACCGCCTACCTCGCTGTAAACGGCGACAAGGTACGCACTAAGCAGGCGGCGGCAGCACAGCAGAAAGCGGCAAGCGGCGGTAAGGAACACCTTAACTCCGCCGTATCGAAAAAAGCCTCAGGTAATAACACGGTTATACCGAAAGAGGAATTGCAACAGTTTAGGGATATGTTTCCTAACCTGTCAGACAAAGAGTTGAGAGCACTCTACAAACAAACGCTCTAATTACATTTAACAAGGAGAATTTTTATCGTATGTTTAACTGCAAAAAGATAATCAACGGCAGAATAAATGTACCCGAAACGGAATCCTTACCCACGACCGCAAGCGAGGTCTATAAAGAGGGCGAGGCTCTGGTGCTTTCAAGCGGCAAGCTCACAAAAGCGTCGGGTACTACAAAGCCGACCCACATTTCACTCGCAGACTATACGGCACCTGCAAGCGGTCAGAAAGACCTGCCTTGCTACCGTATTGCGCCCAATATGGTTTTCGAGGTGCCCGTATCGTTTTCCGAAACCGCCGTCGCAATCGTCGTCGGCTCCAAATTGAAAGTGGATACGGACGGGCTCGGCGTTACCGATGTTACCACAGGCGGCGTTATAACCGTTGTGGACGCTTTGGACGCAAACACCAACAAATCTAACGGAGACTTGATTTCCGTTATCGTAGAGTAAAACAGGAGGAACAGAGAAAATGGCTATTATATTTTCTAAGTTAGTGGGTAAAAACGAGCCCTTGTACGGCAAGTTTGAACACCCCATTAAGGCACTTATCCAGAACGAAAGCAACGCTCTGGAAAAGAAAAAGACGCTCCTCGATGTCCTTTTCAATGTCGAAAAATCCAACCGCTATGCGGAAACGACGATGGGGCAGACCGACTTTGATACTTTCCAGAGCGTTAAAGAGGGCGCAGGGGCGGAGAACGACAGCATTGAGCTGGCGTTCAAAAAGACGATTGAGCATATCCCGTTTATGAAAGAGTTTACCATCACAAAGGAAATGGCAGACGACTCGAAAATGGGCTTGGGTGCCAATGTCAAGGCTAAGCCTAAGGGCTTTGTCCGTGCGTACTACAAAACCCGTACTAAGCTCGCTGCGTGGGCTTTGGCACACGCTACCGAAACGGGCGGCAAGTTTAATAAGGCGTATGTTGACCTTACTACGGGCGACGGTAAACCCGTATTCCACTCGGCGCACCCTTACTCGCAGGAAAAGTTTAAGGGCAAGACTCAGAGCAATTTCTATTTCAAGAGCGGCATTTGCGCCACCACGACGGCGTTTGAAAAAGCACTCGGACAGCTCGCAAACAAAATGCGCAACTACAAGGACGAGAACGGCGAGACGATGGAATATGTGCCCGACACTATCATATTGCCTTGCAACCGCCCCGACCTTGAACAGATTGTCAAAAAGGTTGTCGGCTCCGAAAGAACAACGGGCACGGACTACAACGACATCAACACTCAGTACGGGAATTGGACTATCGTCATTTTATCGGGCTGGGAAACTACGGACGACAGGTTTATGCTGATGTCGTCGGAGGCAAACGAGCAGCTTTTGGGCTCTATGTTCTATAACCGTGTAACTCTCGACATCAGGAGCTACATCGACGAACATACCCGTAACAACATCTGGAACGGTTACTGCCGTTTCGGTATCGGTTTCACGACTTGGAAACACCTGCTCCTTGCTGTGGACGGAGCGACCTGCACGGGTGCGACGGCTCTTTAATTTCGATAAAAACGCCCCGTCAAAAATACTTACGGGGCGTTTTGACTCTGGACGGGCTTGCGGTTATGAGACGCAAGCCTTGTCCTGAGGTTTATTCTCAAAAGGAGGTTTTGCTATGACAATCAAAGAATTGTACGACTCTGTGGCGGAGCTCGGTTTTGAAACGGAGCTTGAAAGCGAGAGGTTAAACGGTTTTATCCTTGCAGCGAACAGAGCCATTGTGCAGATTAACCGCATAAGACCAGCTACCTCTATCTATAAACTCAATCATTTTCCGCTTGTAAATAAGCTGAGCGAAAGCACTTACGAGCCTGTATGTAAAGACGACGAGGCTCTTATTTTTTCTACCGATGGCGCAAAAAGCTACTTTTTTGAGTGTAACGGCAACGGTATAGCAACTATCGAAAAAAGCACTGACTTTGGGGAGACTTGGGAGACGCTTGCAGCGGTTGAGCTTGTTTCCGAAAAAGGTCAGTTTGAAAAATACAGAGGTTTGATACTCGACGGGGATAAGCCGTATCTTGGCTTAGTCCGTATCAAATTTTCAGGGGATTATATTTATTGGGTGCAAAATGTGGCTATGTATGGGAGCCTGCTGTCGGCAGACCCTGAGAGCGTTCCTGCGTTCAGTAAATACATCTCCTATGATATTGCCAGCCTCACAGACGATTTTGTGTCGTTTGTGTGTCCTCCGATTACGGACGCACAGAGGGATAAGGGCTTTATCTTGAATACCGACTACTTTGTAGAGGGTGCAAGTAAAATCCTTATCCCTGCGTCCATTAAAGGCGTTTACGATGTGGTGTATAACAGACGAAATAAACAGCTCTCGTTAAACGACGATATGGAGGAGACTAATATTGACCTTGACAGCGAGCTTTGCTGTTTAATGCCTAATCTCGTTGCAAGCTATATCTGGGCGGACGACGAGCCGACAAAGGCTGAGTATTACCTGACGCTCTATAACGCTCAGGTTGCGGAAATTATGGCGAGAGAAAAGAACTTAAAGCCTGTCGTTTACCGCAATAAAACGGGGTGGTAGGTATGGGTGTTTTAAGTAAAGCTGTAACCGAATACAGCAGGCACTACGGGAATTTTAAGGGCGTTGATTTTTCTAACGACCATACGCAGGTACACGCCTCACGCCTCGCTTATCTCGTCAATATGTACAAGGATTATAAGAGCGGACAGGGCGAGGCTCTGGAAACGATGGCAGGGTACAGGCGCAGGGCGGATTTCTCGCAGACGATTACCGTAAATTCAAGCGGTATAGCTACCGCAACAGAGGTTACGGAGCCTAACCGTGAGATTTACGGTATTTTTTATTTCAAATCAAAGCTGGCTAACGGCGCAGAGCGTGTTGTTGTGCATAGCGGCAAAAAACTCTACCTGTGGCACGATTACCCGTATTCGATAAATATACCGACGACTAAGGCTGTTTCCGCTCCTGAGCCCACTCAAAGCAACGAGGTGGGCGGCGTTACGCTCTACACTTACAACATCAACCTTGCTTTTAAGTGCGAGGGGATAATAAGCGTAAAATTACAATCTGGCTCGAATATTACGGGCGTTTCGTCTTTCAATAAGACTACCAAAATATTGTCGATTACGAGCTCTGAGGTGGGAGAGGGAGACATTTTAGAGGTTGAGTATTACGAGGGCATAACGACCAGCGCAGACCTGCTTTATTCGACTATGAACGAGCACAGGAGCGAGTATTTTATATTTAATAATTTGCTCTATATCATAGACGGTAAAAACTATCTCGTGTACGACGGAGAGGAGATTATGCCCGTCGTAAATTACGGCGATAAGCACCCTGTTTATGTGCCTACTACCTACATAAATATTGTGCCGTCTGGCGAAAACGCCGACGCTGGCAAGGAGCACGAACAGAGGAATATTTTAACGCCGAGATTTAAGCACACATTTGTTGCTGACGGTACCACGAAAACCTTTTATATGAACGAGAATAATCTTGATTCTGTCGTCTCTGTAAAGGTTTACGGTACGACCTTAGCCGCCTCCGCATATACGGTGGATTTGGTAAACGGCAAAATCACGCTAAATACGGCTCCTACAAAGCCTGAGGAGACGACGAGGACAGGCGGCTCAAAGTATGAGCAGGGCTACGCTGGCGTGGAAATAACAGCCTCTAAGACGCTTAAAACCATAGACGGCGTTACGGTCAATATGGACGATATTGCGGAGCTCATAACGAAATGTACGCTCTGCACGACTTATGACGGCAGGGTATTCTGTACGGGAAATCCCGACTACCATAACTATGTCTTTTTCTGCGGCAGGAATAACACGGGCTATGCTGACCCGTCGTATTTCGGTATTTTGAACTATATGCAGGACGGTGTAGGTATGTCGCCTATCACGGGTATAATGTGCGTTTCCGATACGCTGATGGTGCTCAAAAGCGATACGCAGCAGGATAGCGCAATTTATTTCCATACGGCTACGGACAGTAATATACACCTTATGCCTCGCATTTACCCGTCCGTACAGGGGCTGTCTGGGCTTGGCTGTATGGGAGCCTGTTGCAATTTCCTTGACGACCCTATATTTATTTCTCGTCTCGGCGTAGAGGGAGTAGGACAGTTAAAAATTGCCTCTGAGCGTTCCAACGAACACCGCAGCAGGTTGATTGATACAAAGCTCGTAAACACGGATTTGTCTCAGGTATGCCTTGAAGAGTGGGGCGGCTATCTCTGCGTGTTGACTGACGGTAAGATATTCCTTGCGGACAGCAGGCAACGCTATCAGGACGAAACGGGAGCTATGCAATATGAGTGGTATTACCTTGAAAACATAGGTACTTGGGATAAGCAATACAGGGAGTATAAATACGCCAGCGTATTGCCTGAGGAGCTTGTGGGAGCAAAGGTCGAATACGACGGCGCAGAGTACGAGCTTGAACTTGCAACGAGCGTGAACACGGTAAACGACGAGCCTAAAAATCTCTGCGGCGAAATCGTAAACGAGCCAGACCTCAACGGGAATACGGACATTACCGTTTATTCAAAGCCCGTAACGGTACATATCGGGGAGACGGACTACACTGTGGGCGTTTCTTATGTCATTTACACCGTAAAGGACGATTCGGGCGAGGTGGTTGAGCGACACGCTTATTTGTGCGAGACGAAAGGCAATTTTACGGGCGGCAAATTTAGAAAAGCCGTCGTACTGCGCTCTTTCAGCGATAATCTGTTTTTCGGGTGTGAAAACGGTATTGTGTGCTCGTTTAACTTTGACCTAAGAGGCGAGGACGGCGAACTGCCGACAACGACATACAGCTACGACAATAGGATTATTGTTTGCGGCTGCGCTACGGTAATGGATAATTGCGGAATACCGCATTTGACAAAGACGACGATTAAGCGTTCTACCGTAATAAAAACTAAATCTTTCAAAAACAGCTCGGCAAAAGTAAAGGTACGGACGAACAAAAAGCCTTATGTGCAGATTGCGAGAATAAACAACGCCATTTTCTCGTTTGAGGACTTGGATTTTTCCGACCTGACTTTTAACACGACAGAGCAGAGCCTGTTTGCGATAAAGGAGAAAGAGAAACAGTGGGTAGAAAAACAATACTACCTGTTTTCGGACGAATACCTTAAACCGTTTGCGCTGTTCTCAATTTCATATCGTTATCGTGTTGCAGGACGCTATAAGGGCTAAGGAGGCAGACTGTGAAAAAATTAAGCAACATCACAAACGAGCAAATAAAAGAGAGAGGTGTACAGGCATTAGCCGACAGACCTAACGCCGCCTCGCAGTACGGACAGAGTGGACTTACGGCGGCTCAATTAAAGCTCTGGTTTGACAAGCTCGCTACTTTCCTTGCAGGCAAGATTAACGAGCTGCAAAACGCTATTTCGGGAAAAGACGCAGGCGAATATATCAGGTTAAAGCTGGACGCATACGGCGTTGATAACCTCGACGCTCTGGTTACGGCGTTTCTGAACGGCAATTTTGCAAAGGATATACTCAAAGTTTATCCGTCCGTAAGTGCGACGCAGGCAGTGGCATTGCAGACGCTCTTAAACAATACGGCTCTTGCTATAAGCCAACACGCCGAAAAACTTGACGCACTCGATACAAATAAGCTCAACAAAGTAACGGCGACCAACACATACAGACGGGCGTACATCATAACGCCTGAGGGCGAGCAGAGCGTCATAATCGTGTCTGAGAGCCCTGCTGAGGGGCGTGTGCCTGTTTACACGACGAGCGGCAGGTTGAACGCCGCAGACCCCGTTGTGGACGGGCAGGCGGCGACTAAGCGTTATACGGACACTCAGGATAAAAAGCTGGCTTGCGCCATCGACGCAGAGATAGACCCGACCAACTATGTTGTAACGATAAAGCTCAAAAACAGTCTCGGTCAACAGCTTAGCCAGACGCAGTTTGACTTACCGCTTGAATCGGTGGTAGTGAGCGGCAGGTATGACGACGAAAACAAAAAGGTTGTACTGACGCTCGAAAACGACGAGGAAATTTCTTTTAGTATTGCAGACCTCATAGACGGGCTCGTGAGCTCCGCAAAGCATAACGCCGACATCGGTCAGGCTAACGAGCGCATAAACGCCACAAACGCCGACCTTAACGATTTTAAGGACTATGTGGAACAGCACAAGGTTTTCTCAGGGTCAGCGATGTACGCTGAGGAGGCGGAGGCGGCGAGAGGATATATCGGCGGCGGTAAAATCGACAGGCAATTCCGTAAGCTGTTTGCAGGCGGCGGATTAACGCTTAGCGTAACAGTGGATAGCGACTATAAGCTGACGGTTGCACTCAAAAATCAAAAAGGCGAAACGGTAAGCAGCGGTATGGTTGACCTGCCGATTGAAAGCCTTATTACAAACGCCTCATACGCAAATAAAATCCTTACGCTCGTTTTCCAGAGCGGCGAGACGCTGAATATCAATATTTCCGATATTGTAAGCGGCTTGGTGCCCGAAACGAGAAAGGTAAACGGTAAGCCTCTGACAGCGGATATAACGCTTACGGCAAGCGATGTGGACGCATACGCAAAGAGCGAGACATATACAAAGACGCAGACGGGAAATGCGATAAGCGCAGCCGTTGAGGACGCTAAAACGGTGCTTAGGTTAGAGATGGCGGAAATAGACGGCGGAGGTGGCGGCTCCGATGGCTCGACTGAGGCATTTTACGCTATGGAGGCGGAGAAAGCTCACGGCTATACTAAGGGCGGAGCTATTGACAAAAAATTTACGGAGATTTTGAGGCGTTTAAGTGCGCTTGAAAATAATTAACAGGAGGACTTTTTATGGTATCAGAAAAGAGCAAAATTTACGGCGTGGATAATGTAGGGCAGTCTGCGCCGACGCTTACGAGAACGGACAGCGCAATAGGTCGCACCGTAACCGTTGGCGCAAGCGAGATTAAGAGCGATTTTGACCGTTGCTATCCGTGGAGCGATATGCACGAGGTCGTTGACGACAGCGGAAATGTGTTTATCAGGATTCCTAAGTTTTACAGCAGAATCACTAAGAACGCAAACGGCACCTACAAACATCAGCTTTCGGGCTATCGTTACGAGGGATTTACTACGCTGTTTGTTGACGGCAAGGGCAACGAAATCGACTATGTGCTTGTCGGTAAATACGAGGCGAGCGGAACGAGCGCAAAAGCTGAGTCTAAGAGCGGTAAGACCTGCCTCGTAAATGTAACCCTGCCTCAAATGCGGACAGCTTGCAAGGCGAACGGCGAGGGCTACCAGCAGTACGATTTCCTGATTGACGCAATTATCAAGGAGCTGTTTTTAATTGAAATGGCTACCACAAATTCGCAGTCAATTATGTACGGCTATTTGAACGGAAACAGTGCGGCGGTGCAGACGGGGAGAACAGACGGGGTTAAAACCGCCTCAGGCTCCGAAATAAGCAATACGGACGGTAAGCACGCTTGCAAATACAGGGGAATTGAGAATCCGTGGGGCAATGTCTGGAAATGGTGCGACGGTATCACTTTCTCGGACGAAAAAGTTTATATCTGCCTTGACCCTACGCATTATGTCAGCGAGGACACGAATCCGCCGTATATCTATATGGGCGACAGACCGCTTGATGGAAATTGGATTAAAGGCATTGATTACTTTGATAAATTTCCTCTGCTCGGTTACATCAGCTCCGTGTCTGGGGGTAGCGATAGTACATACTACTGTGATTATA